ATTTGAAGACTGTTGCTGCGAGTTCTTTGAACGTTTGGTTTCAGTTCTTTTCTTTTCTGCTCTTTTTTTTTTGTGTTTTCTTTTATTGGATTTTCGACTGGTACGCCCATGGATCCAGTAAATGCCTTCATGATTGCCTTCGTGGCGTTTGTGAAGAAGGTTTTGGAGGACTTCAGTCCTCCATTCATGCCAGTCATTTCTGGCAATGCTCGGTGGGCTCCCTTTGTGGAGTTCATCCGCTCCACCCCCCGGCGCCTCCTTATGGAGGCTTTAAAAAAAAATTTTGTTGACGGACCGGCCCTCTCCCCGCCCATGATCTCCCTGCTCTCTGCATTGGGAGAGTTCTGGTGCCCTGGCATCGGATCTTTCCTGATGGAGCTTGATCCTGGAATTCTTCTTGAATTCCTCAACTGGCCCCGTCTTTGGAGTATGGCATTTGCCATATTCCATGAGGAGAAGAAAAAGCCGTGGGTGAACGGCTCTTCTCCCGTCGCCCTCTCCCTCACCACCAACCTGCCCCTCTATGTCCAGAAATGGAAACAGGAGGAAGAGGACAGGAAGGCCGCCCGGCATGCCAGGTGGCTTTCCCGACATGGGCCTGAGCATTTTCTCAGGCGCAAGATTAATCGGCTTCGTGCCGAAAAGGATGCTTTTGTCTCTTCGGAGACAACGGATCGGAGGGCCCAAAAGGCCTTCCAAAGGGACAACATCAAGCAACTTCGCTTGATAGGATTGGAAGGTCGCATTCGTGCGGCCACTAGGAAGCTCTCAAAAATAACGAGAGCTGCTGTACAGGTGGTTTCACCTGTGATTCCTGCCGCCCCTCCTGTCCCTGCCCCTGTCCGCCTCCTCCTCAACCCGGTCCTGCCCTCGGTTAACCACCGAGGAAAGGGAAGGTACGGCAGACCTAGGTCTGCCGAATCTTTCGTTTCTTCGTTGCCGACCGCAAACAGGTTCCTTGGCTTGGCCAGGGAACTTGTTTTGAATGATGAAACTGGATGGGTCTGGAAACGGGCCCAAAAAATTAAAAATTTTTTGAAAAAGGAACGTGTGGAGAAGCCTGGCTTCTCCAAATGGGAAGATTACGGGCTTGCCCGTAAAAATTACCTTTACGTGCTTAAACAAGCACGTAAAGAGGAAAAGACCAGGGCAACCTGGTGGAAACCACGTTTCCACTCAGTGCCCTCCTCCTTCCCCGCTGCCACCCCTGCCCCGACCACCACCATCACCACCTCCTACTCCTCAGGGCCTCTGGCATCTGCCATGCCCTATTTTTTTAAATTTTTGTCAATTTTCTTTTATTGTGAAAATTTTTATATCACTCTTTTTAATGCACTTGTAATATCTTGTGTCTTGCCATTTGGGTCTGCTCAAATGTTTGTACATTTGTTTAGAAATAAAGGAACGACGCGACAAGTTAGACTTGGGCATTTGAACGGCTTAAGGATTAAAAATAACAAAAAAAACAAGGCTAATAACCAAAAGTTGAAGAAAATAAATAAATCTTCAAAGATTCAACAATCTTGCGACGGAGCCCACACCAATTTGGTCAGAAAGGTTAATAACCCCTGTGAAAGTGGGAAGCTGCCCCCGGCTATGGGGTCGTTACAAGATGGTAAGAAGTGCAGGATTGCTCCGGCCCGTGCTTCACGGATCAGCCTTAATGATACAAATTCATTTGAATATAATGGAATTGTATCTTTATTGACTAAAATATCTGGATTTAGATATATTAGAACAATGGGTTCTAAGACTAAGGTTGTGAAACCATTGACTAAATGTACAATTCCACTTAATGGAGGACATTGTAATTATTTTAAGAAACAAAAGAAATTTGACGACGAGACTGTTAAATTTTGTAAATCTCTAAATGAACAACCTAAAACTACTGTCTACAGTTTGGGTGGGGACAATAGTGAAATTGTTGATATTAAACAGAAACCCAAGTCGATTAAGGCTAAGAAAATCACTGGGGTTGCAAATAGAGTTTCTCCATTTTCACTGCCAATGTCCATTACTCGAGGTTGGACCATTCCAAATGCTAGAAATGTGTGGACTAAATTATCCAAATTGAGATCTTTGAACAATATTGTTACAAGTGAACAAGTTTGTTTGTTAAAATTCGAACATGTTAATGATGAAAAATGTAAATTGATCAATAAATCAACAGGCATGTCGGTTGTTGGCAAGTATGGTAAAGTAAATTCATCTGAGAAGCTTGTTAAAAATTTGGCATTTCCTGTACACATTTCTAAGGATGAGTCAGAAAAATTTTTTGTTATTGAACGTGATGAGGAACTTTACGGCCCATATTTTAAATCTCAGTCATTTGGTGATGTGATAACTATTGTTGAGACTTATGACAAGGTCACCAAAACTGCTGAGGTCAAATACAAAGTCGCTCCCGACCAGTGGCAAAAATGCTCTAGAGGAATTGGAAGACTAGAGAACGAAAATCTTAAAACCTACGATGAATATGTCAAACTTACAAATTCTGAAAGAAACCATTTCACTAGTAAACGCATTGTAAGTGGTGTTTCTTTTGCCCAGGTCACTGGTGATTCTAATAGTAATAACATTGTTTCAAATAAAAATGAATTGAGTGGACCTTTTGAGTGTATCTCACCAAATGATGACACCTTGATTGTCAGATACACTGAAACAAATTTGTCTTTCAACTCATTGAAATTATATGAAGTTACATGTGAAGATGGAAGTGATGCTTTCAATGCTCTCGTGTTGCCTCACTCTGGGACTGTTTTGTCAGAAAGCTTCATGACAGGAACATATTTTAAATATGGATCAAGATGCTTGGCTTTATCTCAATTTAAAGCTAAAGAAAATGCTGTGCAGATTGAAGAACATGAGTTCATGGACATGTTGGAAACATCCAAAGACGAAAAAGACAAAATGTCTATGAGTGAACTTGAATCTGACCTCAACAGAAGATTTATTAATAGACCTAGACCAAGTGCTGGAACTGCTTCCGCTTCAACTGGCGCCATTCCAAAAGTTAATATCAGTGTTGATGCTCACCAATTGCCACCTCAAAGATCTATGTCCTTCACACCTACTCGAGGTAGAGGCAGAGGACGTGGTGCTATCAGGGGTTCAGGTAGAGGTAGATCATTTGTAGCTCCTCGAAGCTCTGTATTCACTAGCATCGGTGCTGTTGCTAAGGAAGTTGTTGAAATGAATGTTGAAATCAACAAGAAGATTGAAAAGCGCCAAGCTATGGTTACCACCACAGTGAGAGTCCTTAATGCTAAGAAGGAAGTTAAGAAAGAGGAATTGAATGACCCTAAGGTTCAACTTGCTAGAGGGTCTAAAGTTAAGCTTGATGACAAAGTTATGCAGAAAGTGTGTAAAAACATGAAGGACTTGAGCTTTGCTAGTGTTGTGTTGAGCATAATTGTTTTGTTACACATATTATCACCTTGCAATGCTCAGACAAATTTAATCAATATTAAAGTTGATAATAATGGGATGCCAATAATTGAAGGGCAATTTCCTAAACTCGACATGAACCATGTATTTTCATATGAAAGATCTCACGATTGTAATGATGATGGTTTGTGCGAGGTTAAATTTGAAAATTTTATTAAAGTGAATGATAAATATTTCTCTTACAATCAATTTGTCGAAATGTGTCAAATTTGTGTGAAAAATGTCAAATGTAATGAATTGCCATATTGTAAAAGTTACTTTGATGGTGATTACATAAGAAATCCAGTTGTTCGAGTTAAGCGTCAGTTACCACAAAATCAGGCTGTGACTACACCTAGTCCGTCTAAAGTTAGTGGTGCCGTAACTTGTCAATTGCGTATTGAAATTGTTGATAAATATCAAAAATATGTAATAAATTCATCAAAATTGGCTTATCATGATGCACTCAGAGTATGTCATGATTGCTTTTATAGTAAAGATTGCGCTGCTCAACTTAAGTGTGAGTGTGACCAGCTTAATATTGAATTACAAGCTAAGAAAAATAGACCAATTTACTCTATTGATTTTGATGAACTTGAATCAATGAATGAAAAAGATCGTAGAGTGCTCGCTAATGAAATTAGAAGCCATTCTATGACAATAGCTGTACATGGATTGAATTCTACAGCGAGAGTCTGTAAATTAAAGAATATTGTTAGGTCTGGAGTTTTTACAGTTGATCATATGCCAGTTGTACAACAATGTTTACATTCTATGGACATTAAAGGATGCAACATACAAACTGGAGTGTATAATGGTGTCGACTACCAGTGGACTGAGGGTCAATGTTTCAGTTATGATGATCTTGTGGTTGCTCATAAAGTTCAATTGACCCCGAATATTGACAAATTAACAATTGTGCAACCAGATGATTTGCTCCAAATAACTCATTTCTTCCCATCAAAGAATGAAGGTTTAAATTGTGTTCAAGATCCTAAATGTGTTGAAAACAAAAAACTTGATGATATATTTAAATCTATCGGAGAGCAAGATCTTGAGACAATAATTTTAGATGTGAATTTGTGGAGCGAATTAACCGAAATGCTACAAGGACATTATAAACCATCATGTAGTGAACACACTCTATTCTGTAAGTACTACTCTTGGATTATTGGTAGGGTTGATGCTTCTGTCGGTGGTGTGTTCATGAACGTTAGTTGTCAAGTTGTGAACGCTGCTAAAGATGTTTTTAGCATTGCCAATGCTACTGTGCAATTTAAAGATAAAAATTTTATTTGTAAGACTGAATCAAATAAATATTTGTCTAAATTTGGAAATGTTAAAGTAGAGAAATTCTATAGATCTTGGCGTGTTTCAATTGACACTGCTGCTTATAAAGATACACAGACTATAGCGTGTATTGAAGTCGGAACTGGTCATGTGCAATGCTATGAAACAGGAAATAGATTGAACAAATCTGAAACTCATTCACTTAATGGGTATAAATTACCATCTTCAGGTTTAACAATTACTGCTAAATCTGGAGATTCCATGACAATTATTGGAGGATTTAAAGCTAAAATTGTTGGTCATTGTGGTTTTGGCGTGAGTGCTCTTACACCAACTAAAATGCTACTTATATTTCCTAGAGGTAGCAGTGATATGTATGATCCTAGTTTTTATATTGAAGGTGAACTGAACACATATCAGTGTGCCACTAGACCTAATATATGTCAATTGACTGAAGGTTCTACGATTGACAGGATGATACAATTTCCATTTAAGTTTCAGGTGTGTGCATCTGACACTATGATGTCAGTGCAAAGGATAGGTGCGACTCTGAATGAAGCTGAAGCTAAATTTAGAGACTATGCTGATAAGTTATTAAATGATCCTTTTGGCACCTTGATTGAAGCACCTATTAAGGGTACTCTCAGTACATTTATATCAAGACTTCAAACAACTTTTACAGATGTTGAAATGATTGATATAATTATGCTTGGACTAGCTTTCTTTTTGTTCCTGATGCCATTGACGAAACCAATTTCATTTATTGTATTATTTGCTTGGTTGTCTGTTAAATTGTCAGGTAGCTTGGCCCTTGATCCTAATAGGGTGTGTGGAGCCAACGAACCAACATCAATTATTAAAGCTAGCCAGAAAGTAAGTGCATTCGTTGACATTAACACCTTTAGAGCTGGCAGATGTTATAAATTTGCTTTCCATACATCAGTTGATGATGTTAGGGGAGCAACATTACATTTCCAAATTAGAACTATACGAGTTAGTTTGGAGACAGGAAATTCATTTTATGTGCCTAAAAACTATGATTTTGATCGTCACCATGATTGGGCATGTCCTAAAGGTGGTACTGTTAAAAGAACATCTATGGATTACGAACCAAATAATATTGCCTATGTAACAAGATGTGGAGAAAAGTATTCAGCTGGTATTGCTGACTATGGTTGCTTCTACTTTGGTAACATAGAAGTATGTGAAGTTTTTGTTGCTCGATCTGTACCACTCATTGATACTGTTGAATGTGTTAGAGTAAGACCAAATGCTGCATATATCATTGATTATGATGCAGTTGCGATTACAGGTGGCACACACCATGCAAGTAAAGGATCTTTGAGAATGGGTCAATCGGTTGATATTGCTGGATTCAAAATTACTTTAGGAGATTTGGCTACTGAAATAAACTTACCTTTTAAGTGGGTGTGTTTTGACCATCAACGTAACGGTTGGGCTATAGAGACTGAAATTGAAAAAAGTAACACTTATTGGTTAACTGTTGTCGGTAGAAAACCAACCATAACTGAAGCACACATACCCAATAAGTTAGTGATGTGTGATTCATTTTCACCAAATAGTGTTAATTGTAAAATTGCTAAAAATAATGTTAATACTTTCTTATTCGATAATTATGCTTATAGCATTAATCAATCATCAAATGTTGCCATTGAGTACACAACTAATGGTATTAAAACAGCAGAATTTTACAAGAAACAAGTTACTGCTAAATTGACCGTTAAAGTTGAAGGTGACCCCATTTATCAATTTAGTGAAGATTGTAAAGTAAGTGGCTGTGAAATTGTGAGTCACGCCAATCTTGAACCAGTTGGCACAAAAATGCACTATGTTGTGACAATTTATTGTACGATTGATGCCCCTGGTAAAAATAAGAATACGTTCTTACAATCTAATGGTTGTGAAATTGTAGCTGGAGACTTTTTCAATATGACAGCTGCACAACATAAAATACAGACAATAGTAACTTTAGCTTGTGGTCCAACAATAACACAAACCACTATCAACATCTGTGACAAGGATGTTGTTTGGAATATAACCAGTCCTCTTTTCAATCTTAAGAGACTGAGTCAAATATCTTGGAATGTGATAACAGATAAGTATGAAGATGCCAAGATACATCTTGACGACTTAAGTGGATGGTTATCCAGTTTGGGAATTAAGCAAGTTTTTACCTTTTGGTTTTCTAGAGTCTGGAAATTCTGTCTGCTTGCTGTTGCCGTGTTGCTGATTTGGGCTCTTTTTGGACCAATTTGGGGTCTATTAGCTGTTATTGCAGGATTAGGCTCATATTATCTCGTAGGTGCTGAAGAACTTACTTTAGAGGACATTGAGGACCGCACTTATGCTGAATCACTCACTGTTGCATTTGAAGAAATTAAGTACGGTGCTCATGCAACTATGGTTAGACTTAAGACAATGACATACGAAGATAGAGCTGTTGTTATTTTTAGCTCAGTTTTCACTACAGCTTTGACATTACTCTTCCTTGTTACTTGGAATCAAATTAATAGATTTAGTACAGGCATGGTGCAACTTTTTGTTATTATATGTGTGCTAAAATTTTTTGGTAAGAGTATCTCAGCTTTTGCTATTGGATTTTTGACGAAGAGTACAATTGCATTAAGATGGGATGAAATAAAGTTCTTAATCATTTATCGCAAAGCATATTTAGCCAAAAATTACTTATTTGGATTGCTTTTCATTATATTAATCTCTAATATAACGTGTGCCAATGTAGATTGTAAATTTGATATATCTGTGGATTCACATAAAGGGTACTCAGGCTATCTACATGAAATAAAGAAAGATTGGTCCATAAATTCTTTTAATTTTACGGACTATAAATTTGAAACTGACTCAGTGTTATCATATGAGCAATTTAACAAGAAATTTAGATCCTCATCATTGAGTCATTATTATGTCAGCAATGAAAAGTATGATGCTAAAATGAGCCATTGCTGCAGAAAACAATATAATGACTATGTTGAATATGCTCTAAAGGGAGTATCATATAATACATGGTTTGACTACGGTTCTGAATGTGTGAACATTAAGATTGAAGGCGATGACAAATTTGTTAGTAAATTTGATAAATGTATAATGTCAGATTGCATCGTTATTTTACAAACGACAAATTCTGACAAAATTAAACATTCAATAGAGCCTGACATGTTTGTTAGACAATGCAAAGACAATTCATGTTCATGGTCTAAAAGTTTTAGCAATTTTATTTTCAGACACTTGAATTTGAGTAGAGTGGCCCCTTACATACCTTTGATATTGTTTATGTCCATGCGTTGGTATGCTGGGTTCGGGTTTTCCGTTTCTGATGTCATATATATGATAATTATTGTAATAAATCATTTACTGCCGAATGCTGATGCAGCTGTTTTATCTAAGCACATGTTTAGTGAATCTGAACATGTTAATTCTGCTGTGTTTAGTGAAGAACAGTTATACCAATTGATAACTATAACAACATTGATTGGTACTAGAATTGGTAAGAAATATATAACTCAAAAAGGTGTTAAAATTTGCTTAACATTGAAAAAGTTAATCAGCACAATAGAAAGTAATTTGGATACTAAAATTGACAGATTACCTAGGAAGAATTTGCACAAATTTATTAAATGTTTAATTAAGGGTTATTCGATTAAAAAACATTCTAGAAGGTTATTGAATAGACAATTGGATTGTATTAATTTAAATTTGGATGACACAACTGCAATTAACACCCCTGCCATTCATAAATGTAATCCATTGTTGTATAAGGATGTTAATGGCGCTGGACAGGAAACAGGCATGTGTGCTGAAACTGGTGGCAAGATATTCCTTGGTGACGGGTTTGAATATACCAAGATTGATAGAGATCTTGAATTACTATGCATAAAAAGATCTGCCACCATGAAGCTACCATCAAGAATCACCAAGGATTGCCCATCTATAAGATCTGAGCTTGAAATAGGTTATTCCGCACTGCAGAGAATTCAAGCTTTGTTTGGATTAGAGAGTAGATGGAATTTGAATCTTAAGAACATGGGTTCAATAGTGAGGATAAATTATCTTGGCAAACAAAAATATGGTTTCATAAATGAAGATGATGAAACTCATGACTCTACTCTTGTGACCACTCTCCATGATGGTGGAAACAAACCTTTGATGTCCAAGCAAGTGTTTTGGGAAAATGATACTGATGTTCAGGTAAGTGAAGATCTTTATACTATCAGACCTGAACAAATTGATGCTGAAAAGGACATTGCTCAATATGGTAGACCCGTGAGGTTTGAAGTTCCAAACCAACTTGAAACTTATTGGGTTTACAATCCTAATGGTTTGAATTATGGAGGTGGTAAAGGAGCCTGGATTGCCATGAAAATCATGAACATGGATGAAGTTAGTGAAGGAAAACTGTCTGAAAATTGTACCATCAGATACAAACAAATTTGGAAGTTTTGGGATCCAGTCTCTCAAGTTTTCTACAATCCAACAAGAAGGCAGTGTGCTGGAATGTCAGGACTTCCAATCTTAAGCAATGAAATGAAACCTGTTGGAATACTATCAACTTGGGTAAAAAGAGGAAGAACAACTGGGTACATACCTAGAGATGCTAACAATACTGTGACTTCTCAATCAACCCTCGATGAGCAGGCAAAGATGTTACAGAAAGCTGACCCTTCTTCATTTAAACGTGTACATTTACCAACTGGTTCAGGTAAATCAACTGAGTTGCCATACTTACTATATACTAAGTATGCAAGAAATTCTAACGATACCCCTTGTATCTTGGTATTGAATCCTCTTATTAACTCAGTTGAACAACTTGAAAGGTACATGAAAAGTAAATATAAAATGAATGAAGTGTACAAATGTTCATCTGTTGAAAAGACAACTACCGGTAACAAAAGAGGTATAACTTATATGACATATGGCTCTTTTAATAAGATTCGCGATATTAAGAAAATTGTTGAACAATATGATTACATATTATTTGATGAATACCATCAGATGGACACTGAAATTATATATAGTTTGATGAAGTTCAACATGATGTACTATGACCTTGACTATATGCAAGAACATGGCCATAGGTTACCGGTAGTCGCATTGATGAGTGCAACATCTTACTTTGACTCTATCTCTGAGAGAAATCCTAATCCCAAGATTAAGTATCATCAGAGAAATGCTAGTGAAGAATCTTTTAAATTGGGAGTAATACCTAAAACTGCTACTGGCACCATACCGTTTGAAAGTAAATTTATTGAAGCTTATGGATTACATATTGAACCAGAAGAATTTATCATGAATAAAAAATATCTAATATTTTTACCAACTAAACGTGATTGTGATAATATCGCAGAATGGTTAAATAGGAAATTTCATGATTGTCCTAAACTTATTAGAAGTTATTATTCAAAATGTGGACAAACACCCAATGAATTTCAAGACATGGTTAATTCATATAATGGATTAGTTATAGTATGTGCCACTAATTATATTGAATCAGGTGTCACAATTGATTTTGATTGTGTGTATGACACACGAGCTAGAATGATACCATACATTGAATGGGATTCACAGTTTTACAGGTTTGTAAGAACAATGGAACTTGTGAAAGTATCACCAGGTGAAGCTGTTCAGCGCGCAGGTCGTGTTGGTAGAATGAAACCTGGTGACTACATATATGCTGTGAATTGTGACGTCGACAGACCTAAAGTTGAAACAGAACATGTTTTTAATGCGCTGGCGGCTTTCAGGTTCTTTGAAGAAGATATATGGACACCTTTGAGAACTGATACTTTACTGGAATTTCTGCCAGAGTTCGTTAAAGAAAATTGTAACCTACAGTTGTGCAAATTGTTTGATGCCCATCTTGAATATGCTGACACAGATAGGAAGAATGTCCTAAAGAAATTTATTGATAAAATATTCTGTGAGCAGGGTCAAACTGAAATGGCTGAATGGATGAAGATAGCCAACTTTTTGCATAATTGTGCTGATGCAGATTTACAAAATTATTATGCTCCAATAAGACCTGAATATCTAAGAGCATTTAACAACTCAGGTGAAATTTCTCTGTTATGTGAGGACTCCAGGATGAAAATGTGGAGAAACAACAGAGGTAAAGTTAATGTGCAACAGAGATTAAGGATGCAAAAATTTATGGAAAAGTTCGCACCTTATGACCTTTTACAAGAATCTAACTCTGCCATTAAATTAATGTCAAAATTTGTACCTATGAAAAGTAAAGTTGCTGACATTTTCCATAAAGGATCAGCAGATAAAAATCAATATTTTGAAGTTTTGTGCCACGCTTATGAAGGAGGCATGGCTGATTTTACATATGATGGTAGTGGAAATAAACCCATCATTCCTAGATCAGCTATTGCATCAAAATACATGACAGCATCAAGTGGTGGAAATGTGATAAATGAAATTTTAGCTGATGAAGAAGGCCAGAGTACTGCTAAAACATCACTTGGACCTATAATTGGCGTTGCTACTGCAGTTGGAACGCTGGCTGTGTATACTGCACTTAAAGATCGTGCTCTACCAGTGATTGAAGAAGTGTATACCCTAGAAAGTGGCGTTAACATGTCACCATCTTGTTTATGGGATTGGGCCACTGATTGTCATTTCTGGGAGAAATTTGGAAACAACGGTGTATCGCCTTTAGTTCATAACTCAGAAGAGATACTGATAAATAGACCTAAGTATTCTGAGGAAGATCTTAAAGTTGATGAAACTAAAGAAGATGTACCTGACAGAGCTGTTGCCTTTACCAAGAAGGAACTACAGATGATATCGGAAATGACAGATAAATCTGTAGAGACTGAAATGAGATTGAAGAAAGGTAAGGCATCATCTATGGCTATAGAGAGGTTGTTGAAAGACAAAGCTTCTATGGCTAGGGAACTTGTCCAGGTCGATGAGAGTCTTTTAGACCTGGGAGATGACAATAGCCGCATTGCAGAACAAAATAGACAAAAATTTGAAGACCAAAAGGCTGATCTTGAACTAAGGATCAAGACTGCAATGGAAGAAATCGCTGAGATGCAGCAGGGACCAGATTATTTATTATATCAAAAGTTCTTGCTGAATGATGAAAGTTTTAAAGCCTGTGCGAAAATAACTGCAGGCTATGTTGACAATGAGACACTTGAATGCCTACAAGGTTATATATCCAAATGTTCCAAATATACTGAAAATATCGTACAGAATGTTGGAACTTACATTCAAGAATTTGATCTGAATTGGCAGCAAATATTGGAGAGAGTTACCATGACATTCGGTATGTCATGGGTTACTATATCATATGATAAGCTAAGGGAAAACCTTGGTGTTTTGCCAACAATGATAATACTTGCTGCATTTACATGTTGGACTAGCCTAACATTTGGTGTTATAAGAACTGTTTTTATGTTGATTGGTTCTCAGATTTTATATGCTATATGTAACAATAAATCTGGAAGAGAGAGACATGGAACCGAGAACTTTTTTGTCTCACATCTTATGAATCTTGGTGTGTGTGTTTACAAATTGTATGAAGCTGGCCAAAGTGGATTTGTGACTACTGTTATAGATTCTATGATAGGAATTAGCCCTGACAGAGTATGTGAGGTTGCTGGTACTGTTGTTCCAGTTATTGCAAAACAGACTGCGTTAGGGGCTTTTACTAGCATGCTTGTAGCCTCGCCAACTAACGCTTCATGTACAAATTCAATTCATATAGCTTTAAATATACACAAATTGTTTGTTGGTCTTTATACTAAGAACATTGGAAAGAAAGATATGGCTGCTGGAACATCTTTAGTCTTACAGGCCATTCTTGGAAATCCTATGAACACCATCAAGGGATTGATAATTGGAATGACAGTGTCAGTTATTGATTGTCTTTTGCGATTCAATGAAGAGAGATTCAGGTTAATTATAAAGACTGTAGTGAAAGGCAACTTTGCTGACAGAGACATGTTTAAGGAATTTACTGATCCTGAAAACATATCTAAAGCTATACATATGCTGATGATAGCTTTATCTATGGTATTAGATCCTGTACAAGTTATTCAGCTTGGAGTTTCTGCTTTATCAGCCCATTTGCGAGGTGCTGACGAAGATCTAATACAGACTTTGCATAAGACTTCGGGTTTAAGCACTATTGTTTGGTTTTTGTATGAAGTCAAAGAAGTACTGAATTGGATTGATAATAGGCCAAATGGTGCAAGTAAACCTGGAGTATCCATTAGTTTAACATCTAAAGATGGACTATATGAGAACATCAAAGCATCAATCCAAAATCTTTCAAATATAGGTGAAGGTTGGTACATGTGGATACCAAATCTATTTAAATATATATTTAGCACCCTGCTTCCAAGAAAAGTTTTTATGCCTATTTGGAGACTTGTCAAAAAGATATTTAGAGGCATAAAGGAATACTGGAAGACAGAAGGTCAAATCACTTTAATGCAAGGTTATGACCATGTTAAAAGTAGAATTAAATCATTCAATCCATTTGGATCTATATCTTGCAATATAAATAAAAATGACTATTTGTACATAAATGGGGATATGACCATGAAGATCACTATGATGGATAGAATACCAACTAAGATTACAAAAGTGATAATATTTGGTATATGCGATTGTTCAGTTAAGTTTAAGACTGTTTATAAGAACGAACAATCTAAAACCAGTAACACATTCACTTTGCAGCGTGAGCACATATATTGCTGTGAATCATATTGTTACCCTCCTAGAGACACTGGATTAACCATCACTGAGGTCTTGCAAAGTGCTCCTAATTGTTCTACTATTGCAATTGTGGACAATTTTGGAAAATCTCATATCTGCTCAAAATCCAGATATTCTAAAACAGTCAATATGGAAACTATATTAGGCAAAATTACTACTCCAAGTATACCTGATAAAATATGGAAGGAGTACGGCAACTATGACGGAAATATAAACAGATGTTTGCTGTATTCTACTTGGAACAACTTAAGCAATTCTATAAATAATAAAAATAAGAGTATTAAATTTATTTTTAGATGTGTTGAATGCGGTCCAGGAAACTGGCACGAACAAACACATTATTATAGGTCTGGAACTCTTTGTCAATTTATAATAAATTCATGGGGATGTCACACATCAAAACACTCAATTATGGAATATGAATTGTGTGACACAATTGACATGGATGCATGTAACTGGGTCAGTTATAGTGAATTTGGAGATATTGAACGAGCATGTTTGTGTAGTTGGGAAGTTGGAGTTATTAATTCAATAAATAAGATTCCCAAATACACAGACAATTACACTGACCTTGATAAAGAACTTATGTTTGTGCACACTAACAACTCTGTGCAGAATGTTGGGTTGATAGGAAGACCTGAAAATCTGCATTGCAATGGATTTGTTTCTATGACCATGTTACATTGGTTGGGCAACCGTGATGAAATCATACGAAGATCTAAGATATGGTCACCTAAGATTGCTATTGACTCCGTTTGCAACACCTGGATAAGACCTATGTATTATGACCAGGTGTTGGAAGAAGAATTTACTGGTTTTGTTGAAGGTATGGATGTGTTGTGCCCAGCCCAGATCATACCTATTATTAGAGATAATGGCAAATGGATTGCTAGACCAGTTGGAAGCGATACTGTAGTTGATAGTGATTTAACTAAAATGATTGAATTACTTGAAGCTAAAATTGACTATGGAGAGCTTGCAATTGAAGACTTTATAATACAGAATTGTGAGACAAGAGATCTACTTGCTCTATTTGTTAAATATGGTGACAAGAAAGAGTATGAAAATATCAGATACTTTATACGCCAAAATGTTCCTGACATTGATGAGATAGCAAAGCAATGGTCCATTGAAAATGGAAAGATGTCAGACTATGATATTTCACTCACTGTTGATGACTTTTGGGCATCACCATGCAGCAAAATGTATTCTATGCTGTTGAAATTTAAACTTGAAAATCCTCTCTACAATCTTGGATATAAGATCAATAGAATGTGGGAAGCTGTCAAAAATATTGAATGGAAAAACTTACCAGGTAAGATTTACAGCTTTGTTGCCAATATTATTTATACCATCAAAGATGGATTTAAGGCAATATGGGACCACATAAATTGTTGTAGAGTTGATAAAGTCAAGGAACAGCGTGATGAACGTGGTGTTTCAATTGACGAAACCATGGCCTATTCTAAACCTGGTTTGGCCGTAGCTACTGAAATGGTCGATCCTACAATTTCTGTCGTTGACTTTCTGACATGGCAAGAAATCAATGGTGAATTGCCTTTTAGCAAGCAAGGTATAAATGACTCTATACTTTTAAGAGAACTTGCTAAAGCCATAATTGACCAAATTGACTTAAGTAATGGTGTACACACTCTGACACTTAAGCTTGTTCAACATGTTAAACAGATATGTTGTCCATTTGTTGAATATCCTGAGTATATAAAATTTAATGTGTTCACATTCACTCCAATGCAAATTGAAGAAGTGACCCTGGCTGATGGAACAGCTATTGTTGATTCAGGAGATGAACAAGCAATAGCTGATTACTTTGCTGATAAAAACTGGACTGACCAAGCTATCGATAAAGATCTTTTCCCATCAAATTTTGACTCTTATAAGGAGTTCTATGGGAGATATCAGCATTGTTACCACTATGTTCGCTTGCTAATAACTGCATCATGTGCTGTTAATGGACAAGCTACTGATTGGATGACGGCTCCTCTGATACCACCAAGGAATTTTATTAGTGAGGAGCAATGGGAGCATTGGAGAGAAGATTATTTGAGTCAATACATAAATAGCATGAATAAATATGATGTTGAAATTGCAGCTAGTACAAGTAACGCTTCAACACCTAAATCACAAAGTAATGCCTCAATTGTTGTTGAAGCCAGTATTGACAAGAATTTCACTCCTAAAACCGAAACCGGCAAAGTGAGTGATCCTGAAATAAATGAAGACTTTGCCAGCAAGTTGAAGCAATCTAGAAACAATAAGATCATTAAATTGAATGTAGATAGGCTTAACTTGCAATACTCTGACAATTGCATGGATGATGATGAAAAGGTGTTGGTTCCAATTAAAGGAGATGGAAACTGCCTTTTTAGATCTATATCTTATGGCTTATTTGGACACCAGGAAGAAGCCATTAGACTCAAGCTGATACTGAGAGCAACCTCATTTTCAGAAAGTGATAATGAAACCTATAGAAGTGCACTCAATACTGAGATACCAACTTGTGTAGCTGAATGGGGAACCACCGATCATGCAGCTGCTATATGTGCATTACTTAATAGGAATTTATGTATACATGGTGCGGCAGGATACAACCATTTTATTACCAATAGCTCAATGCCCACCATTCATGTCCAATTTGTTGATAATGATGGATTGGGTCATTTCAATGTTTACCAATCATTAAATGACCCTTTTGCAACTGTCCTCTCAAATAGCACAGTTGACAAACTTGATGATATTGATAGCATGATTAAGGAAGTTACTGCTCCAGAAGCTATCGAAGCCCTCGCTTATGTTGATAGATTGACCAACAAGGTTGATAGGTTAACATCAGAAGCTGAATCTCTACAACATGAGGTTGAAGAAAAAGTGGAGCAGTCACTTACTCTAGGAGAGAGACTCCAGAATGCTATACTACCTGAGCCAGTTTACCAAGCTCTTGAGAGAATATCCAAGAATCCTTATGACATTAGAAGTTATTTTAGGAAAATTGGTGGTGATCCCATGCCTTTTGAAGGAGATTGGGAAGAACTTAAAAAGAGATTTATTGAAGCACCACCTGAAGGATTCGTTATTGTTGGTAAAAATGTAATACCAAAAGTTGAAAAAGATTTTAAGAAGCTATCAGTTGAGTCACTTGATGAATATGAGACTAGTAGTGATGATGATATATACACTACTTGTAGTGATAGCTGTGAAACCTTGAGTACTATCGAATTTATGACATGGGACCAACTGTTTTTGTCTTCTGTTTCAGATGATATGGACATTTATGCAAGTGGTGCCATACAAGAGATTATAAATAATAATAAAGTTTTGTCCCCTAGAGTCAAGTTTATCGATTGTGTTGGAAGTTGTGAAGATAAACTTGAAAGCATTGATCAAAAGATTGATGAAATTGAAGAACATAAAAAAGAAATTGATATTAACTTTAGGGGTTCTCAGACTGCTGTTGATCACTGTACTGCTGAGGTTTTGGATAATGGTGTTGGACTTGTTCCATCATCTTATCCAGAAATTGGTGGGGAGACTAAAGAAAGTATTTTTACCCATCAAAATTTGCCAAAGATGATAGATTCAGCTGTTGAAGTTTGTAAAGTTAACAAAGTCCCTGTAATACAAACTATTGAAGTGGCTGAACGTTTAATTGACTGTAGAAGAAATTTGTCAATTGAAAAATTGGTGAAGATCTCTGAAGAGGAATTACAAATGGAACCTATAGATCCTGACACAATTGTTCACGATAGAACTGTTTGTATAGTGAAAAATGGTAAAACTTTACCTGATAAACCAAAAAGAAACAACCTATTTATTAAGAACAATATAGGAAACTTACTTGAAAAGACAATTGAAGTAAGTAAAAAAGTTGGTTTGAATACTACTGAACAGTTTGAAGTTGCTGACAGGATGTTAACTGCTCGCAGGATGTTGTCTGACGAGAGAATTGACAAGTTTGAGAATGTCAGCACTGGTGATGAGCTTTCTTTAACTTCAATTGATACTGGAATTAAAGATTACATATGGAAATCAAATAAGACAATCGTTGTGAAGAAGGGTTTCCAACTAAAGAAAGCTGAGAATTATGCATTCAAGCCTGATGTTAAATTGGTTAATGGAATAAAAATTAAGGGAATACCAGGCTTTACAGACGTTAACTTCGAGAAGTCACTTGATTGCTATGATAATTCTGGCCATTATAACAAAGAAGAAATTGAGGAGGCTAGAATTCAATGTGACGACATAATTAGAAATGTTCATGGAGTTGGTAATAGAACTTGGTATAAGACAGCACGTGCTGGCAAAAGGTCAAGGCCTGATGCCGGGGCTGTGGTGTCCAGAGGTTATTTTAAATTCCATGAAATTGATGAAACTTTTAGAGTTGATAATTGGGGCAATAAATCCTTATTTGTAGCTGAAGGACGTGGAGGATTTTTGCAATGCTACCTCAGGCATTTGCATGAATGGAATAAATCCACTTTAGCTAAAGTTTACATATCAACTGGATTTAATAGAATACGTGAACGGCCCCACATAGTTGAAGAATTTGAAAGACCCTCAAATGTATTACTTGATCAAATAACAGCATTCACTAAAGAGGGTGTTATGGATGAGAACGATATACGATCTGTGAATGTAAGATACTTTATTAGTAATAGGTGTACTGATTCAGGTAGGCAAATGCTTGATTTTATCGTCTGTGACGGTGGAGAATCAGGCAGGAGCCAGGCTGATGCAGCCATAGATCTTGATGAATTTTGTATAGCTATTCTTGATTTGTGTTATTTATGCTTGAAAATTGGTGGGAACTTAATATGGAAAACAAATGATTTGTTTGTTCATTTCAAACATTATGCCACACTTATTTCCCATTTCGACAATGTTGCCGCTTTTGTTTCACCCTCTCAAGTTAACTGTAGTCAGGAGACTTACTTGATTATGTTTGGCTTTAAGAGAGGAAAACGGGAATTCATACTTGACAAAGACTTGCCTAACAATCCCCTTGAATTATTTAAATCACTTGACGAATCAGTGAGTAACAAGGGTGTTTGGAATAAATTGTGGGGGTCAATGGCTGACATCACGTTCTACAATAGTAAGTTTGGTGGCGCCATGAAATATACAATACCCGGGGGCAAGCTGTTGAACGGCGCCATCAAACTTAACAAAATTTGTGTTGATAAGGCAAGGTTGATGCAGTGGGAACTGCAAAATATGAAAAGTAATAGACCAGAACTACCTGCCTTAAATTATCCAAAGCCATTGACCAGTAGTGTCATAACTTTATTGAATCCATCTTTTAACGTGAAGAAGGCAGACAGAATTGGCACTTGGTCTGTCCGCAGTAAAATGGATTCTGATGGTAACATAACTGTGCCTATTCCTCTTGATAAGTATGAACATCAGTCAAAGTCCTTACTTGGTTTCAATAAATACAGGACGTTTGGATGCTTTTGGGCCAAAATAAATGGAGTAGAATATAAGGATTGTCAGGAGGAACTGTACAAAAATTATGTGCATACTTATGGAGCTCCATTGTCCGGGATCCAGTGGCCCAACGTGAAATATATTAAGCAATATGGTTTGACTGGTGCTGTACGTAGTCACTTTTCAGTTGACAGATTCCAAGTGATGTCAACGACAGCACAACTTGTTAAGTCAGTGACTGGGATGCCAATAGAAAGATTGCCTGTTGGTATGGCTTCTAAAACAAGGGAGAAATGGATTGAATCAATTGAAAAGAAGCTTGACGTTGAACACCGTCCAATATCTGAACATGACGTAGCAGCTTTACTTGAGTGTGGCAAGGGAATCATGAACTATAACCACACACCATGGGGTTTATTTCCGTGGGAAGATATAATAAATATAATCAGGAAGAAAGCTGCATCTGGATGGCTCGAAGATAAGAGCTTATATGAGCTGGCAACCAATCCCGAAGTTCAAATTGAAGTTGACAAGAAACTTGATATGATGATGAAAGGGATTGTACCTACAGTTGTGTGGTCAGCTAATCACAAGCGTGAGGTTAGAGCAGGTGTCGATGAACCATTTCCAAAACCTAGGATTATACAGTTCATGGACGGTAAATCTAGACTTGCCTGCTTGAGATTGATTGGATATATTCAGACAGAACACAACCTAGAAAAGAAGATGTACTGGGGTTCTAATACTGGAAGATCTATCACCCACGTTGGAGATTTCATGCATGAGAAGTGGGTCAAATATAAGAATCCCGTGTGTATAATGAATGACATTAAAGGTTGGGATAATAATGTTACATGTGAACAACTTGCATGTATGTCTGAATGTTTTAAGCCACATTTTAAACCTGAATTACACAAGGGTATAGAAACATATTTCAAATTGATTATGTCTCCATTGGTTGTTGACCTTGAAGGAGTGGTATTTGGTAGGAAAGGTCAAGTAAGTTCAGGTGAGATAACAACATCTAGAGGCAATGGGTGGCTCAATATTGCATTAACCGTACAGATGATAAGAGAAGCAACTGGAATGTCCATTGAATGGATAATGGAACATGTTACCATCTTATGTGAAGGTGATGATCTTATCATGATAATGGAAAAGGAATTTGCTGATCGTGTGCTTGCCTATGCCAAAAAGTTTTTAGTACGTGTGAATAAGCCGCCCAAAATGGTTGATAAACTTGGCAGACTACAGCACACTAGAAGATTTTGGGATATATCATTCTGTTCCCACACTTACAAGCCAGTTCCAATTGCTGGCAAAGTTCATTTCCTTCCACATAGACCATTACCAGAGATACTTGGTAAATTTAGTTTAACTAAGAAAATGGAAGGAACTAAAGTTGGATCACCATTGTCACGTGAAATTAATCGATCAAAAGCTATATCTTATTTGCTGTTGTATCCAGCAAATCCTGTGATCCGTAAATTATGCTTGCTCACTTTATGTAAAACTGGATGGGGTACTTTTGACACACGTGAGTTTGAGTACCTATTTGGAAAAATAGTTGGAGCCAACTGCCTTATGGCAGCTGTCCAAAGTGTATACCCTATGGTTAAAGATCTTGACGACATAGGGTACTTCCCACAATCTGTATGTGTCAGGGATTGGGAAGCTGTTCAGGAATGTAAACCTGATGATAGCATGGTGGAAGAACAGTATAGAGCTATCAATAGACTTGTTAGAAATTTTCTAACTGATGTTATTGACTTTAAAATTGAAAAAGATAAGTCAATATCGATTTCTTTGAGAAGAAATTTTATGTCAGAATCACTAGCTGAATTTACGTATATCCCACTTGATCATAAACTCGAGAAGCTTGTGATATCTGATTATAGAATGAAACAGATGCTAAAGAAATTTGGCGACAAGAAACTGGTTGACATGATGCCAGAATGTTTTGAGAATTGGGATAACAAGAAAATTATGGACATTAAATATGTTCAGAAAGAATCACCAACTAAAGGTGAAATGCTAAACCACTTAAGACAAATATTTAGAAGTTTATGGTGTGAACAAAATGTAAACTTCATTAAAAGCGATTATTATTCTATACAAAGACAACAAGGTATAGAAAACAGAAACTCAAAGTTTGGCAAAGGTATTGACCTTGATGAGTTTGAAGTCGGATTACTGACATTCGCCAAACAATATGAAAAAGAACCAGAATTTTCAGAAATTAGAGAAATTCTGGAATATAGAAGACGAAGATCTTTGGTCAAATTCGTAGACAAAATTATGCTCTTTATGGGCAAACGTTTTGTCTATACATTCAATGAGTAGTTCCATGTTAAGAAGATGGACACGGTTGACGATTCGGACTGGCCAAGGATTTTGAAAATTAGATAAGGAAATTGTTTTGGGGTCGCACGGGACATCTCGTGACCCCCTTGACAACAATTAAATTAAACCGTGATTCGGACTGGC